GCACTTGCTACTGGTGTAATGAATAATGACCTTGCAAACAAGTATGCAGAGTATTATCGGAAGAAGTCTCGTGCAATTCGTACAGGACGTTTACAGGCATCTGGTGTAGACAGTGGTCGTTCTAAGGTGTATCAGAGTGAGTTTGCCGTACAGCGCAAGTATCCAGATAGTTCAGTTAATCTATCAGAGAAGGAAGCGACACGGTACTTCAAACGCATCATCAAGTCTAAGACTTATCAGAACCTATGTGGAAGTAATGGTCGGAAGACTCCTACTCTACGGTTTATGAAAGCGTCTGCTAATCCTCGTGTAGCGGGTACAGCGGGATGGAATGGTGTAGTTTCTCTCCGTCCAAACTGCGGTACAAACAAGTACACCATACTCCACGAACTCGCCCACACTGCTGGGAATATGCATCACGATGTAGGGTTTCGTGTGACGGTTGTGAAACTTGTCTCACGGTTTCTGGGAACTGACATGGCGAAAGACTTGAAGAAAGAGTTTCGCTCTCGTAAACTCAAGATGACTGTATCGCAAAATATTCAAAGTCCTCTGAAGTGGTTAGAGTCCTATCAGAAGATGGCAGCGATGCGCTCGAAAACAAAACGATCTATTATTGAGGCCCGTCCTTATTAAAAAGCGGGTCAACGGTCTATAGGAGAATGAAATGAAATTTGAAGAAATAAAATTCGGAAAACTCTATGATGGTGTTCAAGCTATTATAGAGTTTGGACAATATGAACTATCTGTAATAAAACACAGTACTTCCTATGGTGGTAAGAAAGGATTGTATGAGATTGCAGTCTTTGAAGGGGACACTCAAACAGAGTTGCCTGGCATCACTCAAGAGGGTGATACGGTACAAGGGTTTCTATGTGAAGAGGGATTGAATGTTATCTTTAAGAAGATGACTACGGTTACTGGTTCTATGGGAACTCAGGTATTTAAGTAAGAAGGGCAGACGGAGCAGTTGTCCGCCCTTCTATTTTTGTAATTAGAAACTGAATGAAGCGCCAACTGTGACTTCGCCACGTTCGCTTTTATTCAAGTCCCATGATGTACCAGCACTTAATTCTAGTGATGGTGACATTGCATATGTTGCTTCTAAGTCTAGTACTGGATGAGAACCAGAATCTAACGAATCAAGCAATACGAAGTTCGAATCAGCAGATGTACTATTGTACACAGAAATGTCTGTACTTGCTTCGAAGTTCCACAATCCCATATCGTAGTTTACTTCTGGTGAAAGAGTTACAGTCATTGAAGCTGCATCTAATTTATATTCAGAATCTACTTCTCCGCCGAAAGAGAATCCTTCAGCATAAAGAGGTGCGCCTGCCAATACAATAGCGGCAGCAATTAAAGTCGTTTTCATTTGAGGGGTTTCCTTGTTTAGTATGGTGAAATTTATTCACGGTATACTTATTAAACAAGCTGTCATTTTTAAGTCACACTTGACAAAGATTTATAAAGTGTGTTCCATTTACATCATATAAATACTTATAAGGAGATTTATATAAATGGCGATTACTGATAATACTTTCTTTGCAGGCCGTGACGGATTCGTTTGGTGGTTCGGCGTAGTAGAAGATAGAAACGACCCTCTCGCTCTAGGTAGAGTGCGAGCTCGTGTTTACGGATATCATACTGAAGATAAGACTAAACTTCCCACCATTGATTTGCCGTGGGCGGTTTGTGTGCAACCAGCGAACTCTGCTTCTGCTGGTGGTATCGGTTCTTCCCCTACAGGCCCAATTGAAGGGTCGTGGGTGATTGGGTTCTGGCGTGATCCAGACTTCATGCAAGAACCAATGGTGTGGGGAACAATCCCTGGCATCTCATCCGCTGCAGCAGCGCCTGTTGGACAATCTCCACATGACTTCTCTCCTAATCAGGAACTACCAATACCAGAGGTATCTACTTCTGTTGCTATTGGTGATGGAGAGACTACAGAATTTTCTACGCCCTCTGATGCGACTGACTCCACTGTCCTTGTAAAAATTGATGGGGTTGTACAAGCAGCAGAGAACACTCCACCCGAATCTCCAAACAATGTTGAGATACCACCAGACCAATACTATGGTTCTGGTTCGATTGTCGAAGCAGATGTATTTGAAAGGTCTAGAAACAAAACTAGACTTGCAGCACGAATTAATGAGATAGCACCAGAACTGCGTCCTAAGTTTGTTGCAGGCGTTCAGGCGTTTCTTGCAGACAACGAGGATTATGATTGTAGTATCTCATTCGCATATAGAACAAATGCACAACAACAAGAACTCTTTCGTGCATACAAGTCTGGTGGGCCGAAAGCGGCACGCCCTGGCAGTTCATGGCATAACTACGCAAGTGCAATCGACTTTGTTGTCACATCAATTGAGGGTAAGGCACTTTGGGATGTTGAACTCTATGAGGGTATCGCAAGAGATGCTTTCTCTAAGGCGGGTCTGAAGAATGATATTGAGAATGATTCTGGACACTTCTATCCAAACGAGTTTGCAAAGAGTGTGGACTCTAGATTAAAGAACGGCACCATTACTCTTGCAGAGTATGCTGCTGAAGTAGGAGCGGCGTAATGTCTTATAGAATTGATGCAGGCACAGTTACTTTTCAAGAAGCACCAAGAGAAGGTGCAGAAGTTGAAATCATTGTATCTAAAGTAAATACACTCAAGGGGTTCAGTGACCCTCGTGGGTTCTATCCTCGTAGGGTAAACGAAGCAGACACCAACAGACTTGCGGTAAACGACCAAAGAAATCAACATCCAGTTAATATATTCAAGTCGAACAGTGTAGATGACTTGACAGGTGAACCTAAGTCTTCTTACAATGCTCAGTATCCTTTCAATCATGTAAAGGAAACAGAGAGCGGACACATCCAAGAGTTTGACGATACGCCAGGGCATGAACGTATACACGAGTTTCATCGTTCTGGAACTTTCTATGAAGTTCATCCAGACGGTACAAAGGTAACTAAGATTGTGGGTGACGGTTATGAAATCATCCACAACAATAAACAAGTTCGTGTTCGTGGTAACATGAAAGTATTCGTTGATGGTGATACAGATTTGTATGTGCGTGGTAGTATGAATGCACAGGTTGATGAACACCTAAAGTTTAACGTAGGACAGAACATTGACTTCCATGCGGGCAAGAATATCCGCATGTTCGCAAACGAATCAATAGAGATGACTGCACAGACTACAATGACACAACAGTCTGTTGGAAAGTTCTTACAACAATCCCAAGGTGATATGCAAATCATTACCGCCGCAAACTTTACGAATGCGGTACTTGGTAATTATGATATGGTTGTTGATGGGGATTCACTTACAGATATTAAAGGAAATCTTTCTACTAACATCACTGGTAATGTGGGTATGTTGGCAGAAGGAACATTTGCGACAACAATTAAAGGTGCAACATCATTCCACACAGAATCGACTATGGAACTTGCGTCTACTCTTGCAATGAAGATTGACACTGGTAATAAGTTAGATATTGGTTCTGGAAATGCAATGAACTTAGCTGGTTCTACTATTGACTTAAATAGTGCTCCAAGAAGTGCTGCAACTATTACTGCTGTTGTTCCAATCGTTCCTCGTGCAAAACCTTCACCACCAGCTGGAGATGGATACGCACCAGAAGTTACGTTTATGAACACAGGAGATATTGCAACAGGAATTCTACCATTCAGTATTGATGATGAAGAGTATGACACGGATGGATTCGCTGGTAAGATTGATGCACCTAAACAGGCAGAGATACTTGAACCCAAACCTTTCAATGCGCTAAGTGAGGCAGATGACTTCTTTTCAAGTGATGATGAAGATAAGAGTGAGGGTGAGATTCGTGCTGCTATTGAGGCGGGTGATGTTCTTCCAACATCTTTCTCTGATTATTCTTACAATGCATTGACAGGAAAGATAAACACAAACGGCGCTGCAAGAAAAGCAGTATCTATACCTCGTGTTCCAGATGAAGGTGAGGAACATGGAGAGGGTGGTTCTGACTTTACTGCTGAACCAGAACCAGCAGCAGATACCGCTGCGGTTGAGGTTGCACAGGCAGACTTCAAGTACGATGGTGCTGGTGATGTTATCGGTGGTGTCAACTATAGTTTACCACTATCTACACACTTTACATTAGGACAACTATCCAAGAATTCTGTTGTTGCGAAAACAGCAATTCAAAAAGGTGGTAACAAAGGATTTACTCAGAAACAAATTATTGACAAACTTAAAACTCTTGCGATACATGTTCTCGACCCAATCAAAGATCAATATCCAGATATGATTGTAACGAATGCATACAGAGGAAAGAGTACAGGTTCACAACATAATGTCGGAGAAGCGGCAGACATTCAATTCCCTGGCGTACCAAAGTCTGAGTACTATGCACGAGCTCAATGGATTAGAGAAAACATTCCACACGATCAATTAATACTTGAATATAAGAATACAGGTTCGGGACTCCCTTGGATTCATATTTCGTGTAAGGATGCTGGAAACAGATTGACTATCTTTACGATGTACAATCATAGAAAATATGGGGAT